AAACCATCAAAACCGCCATATAAGACTGTTGTGAACTTGTTTATGCCAGCATTTGAGCCGGTTAAGAGATGAAATGAGCCACTTCTTGCAGTAAAGGATGATCCACGATCTACCGTGCCTGCTTGGCCGCCTGCTTCCATATGTTCTTCCACGTCCATGCTAGCTGCGCCTAATTGGCGACTGCCACTGTCATATACCCACGTTTGGTCTACTTCATCGAAGCGAATATCATCCAAAGTGAAAAACCATGAAACTTCAGCATTCTCATCAGCAGATAAATCAAATTTATCTTTGGTTTGTCCGGGGTTGCTTCGAAGAATATCTTTAACGCTGTTCTCGAATTGAGCAGTGCTCTTTTCGGTGAGATCTACGCCCCAATAAGCCTTAAGTGGGTTAATAATGCCATCTGTGCTGGCACTCACTCGAAGAGGAATTTCTGGGTAGTCGAACTCACAGCTAAAAGCGAGAGAGTCAAGTTTAGCATCGCTGTCTGCAACCGGACCCATTAATACTTGACCATCCACTGCAGCCTGAGCAACCCCGAGTGAATTTTTAAATGCAAATCCGGCCATGTGGTCGGGACCTACCTCGCCAAAACTCAAGTGATCATTGGATTGTGCGAGGGTGCTGCCGCTTATCAGAGTAAGGGGTTGAAAAACCACAGGTCCATAACAACCAAATGGTACGTGACCTCTGTTGTTGCCGGGCTCAACATGCACTCTAATCCAGCGCGATTGATTTTCATATTCTCCGAGTAGTTTATTTCGCTTGTCTGTGTGATCCCAAGTAATTGAACGGTCTCCGATTCTTCTAGCAATATAATTTGGAGAAGAAGGATCTAAATTCAGGTTTGAGAACTTTTCAATTGGAACGGGTCGCAAGTCCGCATCTGTGATATCGCGCACGGTTACGGTAAAGGTTGCCCATTGTTTACTAGATTTGGGCGGCTTAATGTTTTCAATGGAAATTTTAAGATTGTTTTGATTCCATTCAGAGCCGCCATCAATTGAAACAAATTTAAATAGTTTTTTCGCTCGACTAGTCATACCTGCATCGAAACCTGCAGGATCTGCATTTTCATCTTGCGAAATAATAAATCCCGTTTCTGAAGGGTAATACTCTTTTTTCATAGAAGCATAACTAAGCGAACCTGAAGAAAGCGCCATTATTACACCGAAACCCTGCTCACCTGAGCCAGTCAAAGTGTCAGCAACGCCTCTTTCGAAGGTTTCGCCAAGCCAATAGTTTGTTAAACCTTGGGCAGTGGTGTAAATACTGTTATTAGTTAATTGCGGGTTTGTATTAAAGACCTTTCGAATGTACTTATCAGACGCCCTATTAAAGTTAAAGGCAGACTCGATAACTTTGGAGCCATTTTTATCAAAAATGGCCACTTTAAATTCGTTATCAACACCAGCGTCTCCACTAGGTAGAGATTTGATCATAGCACTAGTGCCTGATGTGAACTGTCTTGTGGCGCCGAATGGGTGTCCTACTACGTCTATGCCGGTGCCTCTCATTGTGCCACTAAGTGCTGCAACGCCCTCATCAAGGTACCAAACTGCAGCAAGAGTGCCCCTGGCTTTGCTTTGAGTGGAATTTACACCACTGGTGAATGCCGATGGTGCGTCACCCGTAACAGCGGCGTCCCAGTCTGCTTTGTTGCTGTAAATAATTTGTTTATTTCCAAACGCCCCGTTGAGCACGTTTTGTGTGAGCGTCACTGTAGGGGCGGCCACGCCGCTTGTGATATCAAGGTTTCCTGCGGTGTTTTGACCATTAACTGCTGTATTGAACGCGGTAGCGAAATCGGATTCAGCAGAAGTATTAACAGAAACTGCGCCAACAGTAGTTACTGCGGCGTTGTCTGTGTTTACCTCAAATACTGCGGATGTACCTGCGGTATCTGTTAATGTAATTGTGGTATCTTCGGCCGGGTGGCCATCAAATGTAAATGTTGCTGTGGATCCATTAATCGCGCCACCCTCAAAAACTGTATTAACCGCACCGCCATTGATAGTCAAATCGGCGGCAACGAGGTTGGTGACGGTGATAGCCGTCGCCCCAGTTTTCCCGGTACCGGTGGGCTGAGTAACCACAACTTGACCAGCAACGGCGTTTGCAACAACAGTGAGCAGTTCGTCAGTTCCATGACCATTATCGTGGTTGATTGCAGCTGCGATCTCTGTAGCGACAGCGGATTTATCAGCTAAACCGTTCAGCCTAACACGAATGTTTCCTGCGGCAATTTCAGTACCAGTCGCGAGGGCGGTAGTCTGTAGCGTGTAGGTTCTTGTTGTGTTCGCGGCATCATTGGAAATCAGTGTAAAGGCCATATTATCATAGTTGCCAGCAGTGTCGTCAAGGGCAGCAATTGTGCATGTAAATGCAACCTCTGCGGCGCCGCCAGTAAATCCGGATGGCACATTGGCACTGCAAACAGAATCCCAATTCGTTGAATCGCTAAGGGTAATTGTTTTGTCTCCAGCTGTTCCTCCGACGTCTTGAGTGAGTGTGAGCTGATCACCAACGCGAGCACTAGTGATATTAAAGGCATGCGCATTGATTGCAACGTCAAGCGCCGTTGCAAAGCTCGTTGGAGCAGTTGTCGTAGTAATCGCGACATTGCCCGGGGTAACTGCCGCGGCATCTTGCTTGACCTCAAACACCACAGTTTTGCCCATAGCGTCCTCTAAAGTAATCGTGGTGTCTTCGGACGGGATACCATTAAACGCGAATTCGCTCGTGGCTGCTGTGCCGTCCTCGACTGAGCCGGAAGGAATAACAAAAAGACCATATGCGCCGCCTTCATCATTAACTTCGCCTTCTGCGCCTGCGGTCTCTAGAAAGCTAGTTTCCCAGCCTGCTTTTCCGTCAGGGCTGCTTGTTGGGTTTTTATGCTGGGCGCCCAAGAGCCGTACAAAGGTCACGGGGCTATTGTTTCTTAAGTATGCCTGCGCCGCATATGCAGCATAAGTTGGTGCAGAAAGATTTCCGTCTCTCCATGTATCAGTTAATTTGCCTCCTGCTACGGGGTTTCCAAAGATTTCAACAAACTCTGAGTAAGAACCAACCGTTACAGGGCGCATACCCGGGCCTCTTTGGGCTCGGCCAATAATAAGAGGACCCATCTTTTGGGCTTCCGTTGGGATTTGCGACTGATCAATTTCATCAATAAAAATTCCAGGCGACACAAATTTAAATTTGCTAACTGCAGTTAATGACATTACTTATTCTCCTTATTTTTTCGCAAAAAATAATCTTTTTTTCTTAAGTAAATAGTAATAAGAAATTGCAAAATCCTTTACTCTCTACAAAAAGCATCTTTATCGTCACAGGCGGGATCGTCTCCGAAAATAACGCGCTCTCTGGGCATTTTAATATCGACTTGATTTTCCCTTATAACTACCTTCGGAGTTTCTTGGTTTTTGTCTTCTCCAATTAGATATCCCAACATCTCAATTGGCAGTGTTGTTTCGTATCTTCTTTCGTCCTGACCTAGATTTGACATGTTGGTATTTGTCGACATATCGCGTATAAAACCTTCATAGAAATGGCCATGAGGGCGAGCCGTAAAATAGTTTATGCCGCCGGGCTTCGTAATGAAAGGTGTCATCATTTCGTTTATCTGCTGTTGATATTCTGCTCTAAGTACTATATTATATGTTACTGTGACATATACCGGCATTGGCATAGATCTAATTTCATAAACAATCTTTTCATTCGGCTTTTCATCTGGAAAGTTAATTTGTTTATGATTTTTATATTTATTTACAGATGCAAACTTTGACGTTTTGTCCTGATTTATTCTTCTCGCAACTGTAACAGAGCCTCCACGATAATCATCTACAGGTGGCACATTACCCCAGAAGCCGCCTTTTCTATTCGGATCTTTAACCACAGAGGCTCTCTCTACTGTAATCAAAGGTAAAACCAGCGTACCAGAACCATCTCGAAGTTCTTTTTCGTTCTTTAGTTGAAAGGCTCGCTCTGCAGAAGCCCATATTACTGGTGTTTTCTTCCAGCCTTTGTTTGTTGTTGCAAAAATATTCAGTTCGCTGTCAATATAGTCAAACAACGCTCCATCAATCAACTCTAAAGTCGAAGGTATTATGGGAAATTCTTTACGTGCCATCAAATGTGCCCTCGCGAGCCTTAATACAAGAGGCTTCTATTTCCACCTTGTGGTCTGCTTGTCCAAATAGCTGTTTTGGCTCGTTTAGTTCAACTATTTCGTAATAATCTTGCCCATATAGAACAAAATCGCCTTCTCTCACAAATAAATCCTGATCTTCGGTCAGCCTTCGTTTATGAAAGTGAATTGTAATTGCAGGGCGCTTATCAACACCCAAATTAGTAGTAGTGGTCGTATATCCTTTCCAGACAACCAAAGCATACACTCTTACAGGGGGCAAGAAAGTCTTTTTAATTGCCTCTCCATATAAAGGGTGAAAGTTCGTATGCTCCAGACTTACTGGATGATATAAAACTTGCTGACCAATGACTCTCTCAATAAGCTCATCATTAACTTGCTTAACAAGATTCCGCTCCTTTGGTCCGAAGAACATTGGGGGCGGTGGACTATCTGGCTGTTCCCATTCATTAGACATTCTCTACTTATCCTAAAACAATCGGCACAGGGTATACCATTCGTTCCTGTACTTTTGTCGTGCTATCTATCACTCCTGCATCTCTTTCTGCAAGTTTGGCATAAGTTAGCTCATCGAGCGTCGTTTTCAGTTCGTCTCTGAGTGCTTGTTGTTCGGATTTAGCTGCGCTTATCAAATCAGAGCCATTTAAATTGACTGATTCTCCTGGAATTGGAATAGAGCCGAATTTACTTCTTACATATCCCAACATTTCCTTGCACAAAGATAGTGCAAAGCGCCTAATCCACTGCTTTCCGATTGCATTAATGTTTTGGTAAGGAACATTATCAAAGGGAAGCGTATTCATGTTATTAACGCCAGTAAGGCCATCTGCTTTATCTGATTCTTCATCTGCCCAAATATCATCTCGTACATAAAACTCAACCCACATTTTACTAGGGGTTACGCGCACAACATTTGGTGCAAGTCTTAATTTGTTGTTTTTGATCTCATATGAATAGTGTGAGTTTCTTGTATATACTGCGTCTTCAAAGGCCATGGCCTGCATTTTATTTTGCCATGCTGGTATGATTTCAAAAGTGGCATCATCAGCAAACTGACCATAACTAGATAAGTCGCCTACAGTATTTAAGCCGCCATAATAGCCAAAGAATCTCCACATTGAAGAAGGGGTTTTATACCAGACTCTTGTAATATGAACTCTCTTGCTTCCAAGTTCTCCTTCATAAGGTAGGGCAGTATTGTCGGTATTTGCAGCGCTGGATGAAATAATGTTTTGCAGATCATAGTCCTGCTGGCCAGAAACTGTGTCGAAAGATGCTGAATATATCTTTGAATTTGCAGTGCCAATTCCGGCTTCTAGTGCCATTCCATCTGCTATTCTTCGGCCATAAACGAAATCCCACTTGGGGTATTTAAGGTTGGTTTCACTAGGGTCGTTGACGCCCAGTGTTTCTCCGTCATGATTAAAAGTGCCTGTTGTATTTCCAAGTGCACTCCCTAGTATGTTTTTAGACTGGTGTATGTTAAGAATATAAGAGTATTCCAGTACGGCTTCTTCATAAGCCGCAAAGACTTGCTCTTTTGTGATCTCGATGTCAAGTACATCGCCACCTAGCTTTTTATAAACGTAAGCAACTTGATCTGATGCTCCTGTACAAAAATACTGATCTGATTGATACACCCCAAACGGAAGGGCCGCATCTTTTGCATCAGTGGCATTACTTCCTGTGGGTAGTATTATAGCGCTCGTTTCGCTTGCAGGTGTTAAAGTGGGTACCGCCATTCATTTAGATCTCCTCGGATATAATTAGTTGGCAGCGCCTTAAAAAATCTAATTTACTTTTTGTTTGCAGTCTTTCTTTTGGAAGTTGTTCTTTTCACAGCCTTCTTTTTTAAATCTGGTGATTTTTTGCGGCCCGAATTTTTGCGAGATCTCGTTTTTGGTTTTGGCCCAGCTATAGCAGATTCGTCTACCTCTTTTACCACAACTTTCGGTGTCTTTTTGGTGACTACCTTTTCCTCTTCAATCTCTTCAGTTTCCTTTTCAGGGGCAGTGAATGCCTCTGCTAGTATTTCTTTTAGCTTTGCATATTTGCTTGCAAATTTCTTTGCAAACTTTTGACTGGTCATACGACGCTTTTTCTTTCCCATGGTGAACTCCTTTATGAATATATTATACAACATTATATTGGGGATATTAACAAAAAACCCCACATTCTTTGAATGTGAGGTTTGATGTTTTGATAAGACGAGTTGGTTATTAAGTTGCGCAGGTGCCAGTAACTCGAAATGTGCCGGTTGAACCCTCGCCGTCGCAATAAATAGTTATCATATCACCGATTGCTGCTCCGCCAGACTGGTCAAAAGTTACGACAGTGGACGCGACAGTGAGGCCTGCTGCGGTAGTACCATCCGGACATCCGACAGCACCTACAATTGTATCTCCACTGGTAGCTCGCGTAACTGTGGAATCGGCGGTAACGTCGTTCACAGTAAACATCGCCCACCAACCTTTGCCAGCGGCAGTAGCATCTGGAAGGGTAACTGCGACGCCGCTTGAATGATTTAAGACAAAAAGCGTGCCGCAATCAGCCACATCGACTGTCTTCGTGGTAACCTCGACCTCCTCAACTTTAATTCTGTTTGCTGAATATCTTCCTAGTTTTGACATGTTCTTTTTCTCCCTTTATTTAAAAAGGCATTGTCGCCTTATCATTGTTCGTCATTATAAATAGTATCTTCATTAGCAAAAATCTAATAATTCAATAAAAAAACCCCGCCTTAATTTCTTAAGGCGAGGCTTAATTGTTTTTAGCTGTTAACTAATCAGGGATTAGCTTGCGCCAGACTCACCAAGGAGTCCACGTACAACAACCAGACCATACATATCAGGTCGAACCATCTTCTTAGCGTAACGGGTCATAACGCCTTTACGCGGTACGAAGTCTTCCGTACCAAAGATAGTGGGAGTAACCTGGAGAGGTACGTAAGGAGCGTATACGTAGCCACTCTCAAGGAAGCTACCACCCTTTCGACCAACGAGAACGAGGTTACGGGGGAAATAGGGATCTACATAGAGGTCCCACTTCTTGCTAAGATTACCAGATTTAACTGCACCAACTGTACCACGATCATCATCATGGGTTACGTTAGCACGGAAGCCACTAGTAAACTCAAGAATATTAGCCACTTCGGGGCTAGTTACGAGGAACGTAGCTCCGCCGCGCAGAGTCTTACGGTGAATCTGTGCGGAGACATCATTGATAGTCTCTACAAGAGTCTCGTACCACTCAGAAACGGTACCGGTGAAGTCCGGTGCAGCCGAAGATGCACCAAGTTCAAGGCCAGTCGCTCGATTGACAAATAAGCCTGGTGCGCGGGACCAGAAAAACGTACCAGCTTTAGCACCAAGAACGAGATCGTTAAGAATCTCACGATCAATTTCCAAAGCAATGTGCTCAGAAAGAACTGATGTAAGCTCAACTTCTGCGTCAAGGTTGTGATAAGCATTAAGATCCTGACCAAGCTCGGGGCTCCATTTGGCTTTGAGCTTTTTGGTGACTGCCGTTACAGCAATTGACTCGACTTTGATGTCGATCTCAGGGATCTCATTTTTAACGCCAGCAGTATCTCCGTCCGCAGGAGAACCGACGTTACCGGTTGAAGGGGCAGGCTCTTCAAGACCCCAATCATCGGTGCCGCGAACGGAACCAATTGCGGCACCATTATCAAACTGATCGGCAGCGGGGTAACTGACAAGGCCAAATGCATCGTTTACAGCCCAAGCCTGACCGGTCGCGTGTGTAATGGCAGTAGCGGCCGTGTTAAGGAATACAAATCTCAGAGTGTCCGAATCAACTTTTTGAGTCAATCTTCGAATACAAATTGTGGCCGCGGGCATTGTGCT